CTCCTAATTTATCTTCCCATGTTACAACTCCAGATTCACTTTTTTGACCAGTACCACCTTGCCACCATATGGTAGGAGTACCTATATCAGAGGCTACAGTCCCATCAGTATAGTTACCGCTTCCAGTATACAATGCATCCATCTTAGAATATGTAGTACCGGGAGTTAAAGCCTGTGCCTTAGTATATTTAGTATAACTCATGACATATTTGATGCCGTGTCTACAACCACAACATCAGTAGCAGTAGTACTAGTTGATAATATAATCTTAGGACTTATATTATAAAGAGTTCCTTGAATCATATTTTTAAAAACAACCGCAGTTGAGTCACCAGATAGAGTCATATTAACATCTCCACTTACACCGATATATACACCATCATAAGATGATCCCTTGAAACCAGTTAACTCATTAGTATCGTGAAGAGTTACTGCTGCTGCATTAGTATATTTTTTATATGCCATAGTTTACTCCTTACTTATAAGCGAAAAAGAATTGCATAGTACCCGATGTACCTACAGATTGTGTGGTTAGTACTGGTGCAGAGCTACCATTAAAGTGTAGTCTAAAATAAGGAGCATATATACTAGACACATCAACAAAAAATGTCTTAACTCCAGTAACATTTGGGGTTGTGTCACTAGATAGTGTTGAGACATCTACCCAATCACTACCGTTATGTGATACTTGTAAAGTTAGTACGGCTGCAACATCTGCAAAGGCTACCTTTACATCCATACCCATGACAATTTTTTTATTTTCAAAGCTGTCTGCACTGGGAACAATATTCTCAGAAACTAAAGAGTCAGTTGATCCAGCAAGAGTAGATGACGTAGTAGTTGTCCTAACTGTATAGCCATTAACTGTAGTAGTCGCAAATGAAGGAGCTGTTCGTTCTGCCATAATTTACCTCCTATTGATAAGCGAAAAAGAATTTAGCGGTTCCAGAAGTACCTATATTAACCCCACCACTATTTAATAATAGCCTGAAATAGGGGGCGTAGACTCTAGATAAGTCTGGTAAAAATTTATATATATCAACAGTACCAGCTATTTCACTAGATAGTATAGTTGATGTAACCCAATCGGTATTGTTGTGTGAGGTTTGTAGAACTAAGTCTGGTCCACCACCACCAGTAAAGTCTGCCTTAGTCATACCCACACTGTCGGGATCAGTAATTGTAATAGTAGTATTACCACCTGTTCCTCCTATTACTTGATTAACTGTTACTACATTATCTACTCTAGTAGCTGTTAATCGAGAGTTAGCATTAAGACAAGTAGTTAGGTTTGCAGCTGTATTATCATTACTACCTGTATCTATTGCAAAAGTAGGGGATACTGTATCCGAAGATGTGGTAGCACTTACATCAGCGGTAGCTGTAATTACCGTAGTGTCTGTTGCTGTAAGAGCAATAGTATGAGTACCTGCATCCACCCCGCCAGTAAAAGCAGTTTCACCACTAGCCGTAACACCAGTTACTAAAGTTATTGCTGTATTGCCAGCAGTTCCAGTGGTAGTTTGAGTTAGTGTAAAATTTACACTTGATCCATCAGCGATGGTATCAACAGTAGTGGGAGAAATTGTCATATCTAATTCGCCAGCGTCTATTGCTGCCTTACATGCAATCCATAATGCCTGTGTAGCCTTCCTAATTCCATCCGATGAAAAACTCCCCCCAGTATTAAGTTCCCATACGTGGTCACCTCCATCAGAAGAAGTATCTCCAAAGTTCTTAGTAGGATCTGTGTGTAAGGTTACAGTTGAACTATCAGCATTTACTAATATAAAATTTGTACCATCTTCACCAGCCAAAGCTGCAGTTCCTACAATTGTCGCTGTAGCTTTAATCTGGGCTTTTATATTAGCAGCATTAGAGATCGTTATAGTACCCGAAGCAGCCGTATCATATGCATCAACTACCACTACTCCAGCTATAATTGTTTTGTTCTCTATAACATGAGTATCAGCATCTATAGTTAGACTAGCTAAAGAATTAGTAGCACTCGATAAGGCAGAAGACTTAGCAGTTTCTCTAGTTTTGTAGCCACTTTCTGTTGCTATAGAGAAAGAGTTTGCATATTCTGTTGCCATCTATTGAGCTCCTTGCATTTGTTGCATTGCTTGTTGTACACCTTGACCACCGGTTGCTTCTATATCTTGCATAGCAGCATCTAATCCACCTTGAGTCATAGCTTGATTAACCATAGTTTGGCTTTCAGCAGCACCTTGGATTTGTGCTTGTGCTTGTGCCTTTTCCATCTGCTCATTCCTAACATCTTCTTCACTTTTAATCCACTGGTCTGGATTAAATCCTAAAGAGCTGATAAGAGCATTGCCATATGCATCCCACCTAAACATAGCAGCAGCTTGTTCAGGTAAGTTTCTAACCATCTCACCCATCTGCATTAGTTTTTGCAGATCGGAGTCTCTACTAAGAGCTTGTAAACCTGTAACAATAGCTACACTAAGTATACCTTCTTTGGTAAACATTTCTTGTAGTCGCTCATCCACTTCACCCTTAGTTGTCATAAGAAATACTGTACGTTTAACGATAGGTTTCATAAGATCTCTAGCAATAGCGGAGAAAGCTCCACCAAGTACATGTTCAAGTTCTTGTCCAATCATTCGGACAGCAGTAGCTGTTACCCTTTCACCACTTGGAATACTTGCTGAGTCTAATAGAAAAGCCCTACCAATTTCCTTACGAAGAATCTCAACACCCGCTTGAGTAGATTGGATCTGAGGATTCATTGTAGTAGCTGGAGATATAGTAAATACTTCGTTAGGTCTAGATGCAACAAAAGCACCGGAAGGAGACCCAGCAATATCATCAATCTCAGTAATGCCTGTAGGATCAACTCCTTGCCAGAATAAAGAGGCGGCAGAAATACCATTAATAAGTCCTTCAGTAAAACCCTCTAAGGATTTGATGTCACCTATCAAGTCTTCGCAATGAGATCTAGCATAGTTTTCACCAGGAATACCAGACCATCGCAGTAATATATAAGGTGATACTGTATACTCACCACCCTTAATAGAGTTTCCATCGCTATCTTGTTTGGTTAGGATGTGTTTATCATCTTTAATAACAACACGATTAAATATTTCCTTATATCCTTTCTTGTTATCATAGCCTTCCGAAGAAGAGATTAAAGCATCGTCGCTACTTAATGATTCAGGTAAGGTTTCAAACTCACGATAAATAAGTTCTTCTACATCTCCATATACACTACGGCGGCATACATAATTATCGAGACGAAGAATTCTAAATTTCATATCGTCTTCCATAATAATTAAAACATCACCAACAATAATAAGATGTTGTAATGCTTGATATATAATCTCTCTGAGATTGCCACTAGATAGTTTGGTATATACTTGCTCGCTTAGGTTATTGAGAAAACTGGAAACTTCTATTTCTGGTTCAGAACCAGTACCCATCTCAAACTTAAAAAAAGGCATATCATTCAGGGGTAGTAGGGCTGAAAGCATACGACTAGCCATAGCCGTAACACCTCTAGCTGCTACTGAGCTAAATGGTTGAGGCAACTGATGTTGTTCAGTCCATCCGTCAGGAGGCATTATAGAAGGTACAGATAAAGAAGCACAGTATCGTGCTCTCTCTAGCTTATTAGTTCTTAATGCATCTAGTGTTCGGAATCTGTTGGCTATATTAGTCATGTTATTCAGGTCTCATATAATCATCGTCTTCTTCGCCTTCACCTATGAACTCTGTACCATAAGCTAGGGAAGCAAACATATCTGCCATAGTTGTATCTACATCCTGTGGTTCTTCTAAGGTTTCAGATACTTCAGCACCTTCTGTCTCTTGTCTTTCAAGTTCTTCAAGTCTAGCTGCTTCTTCTTGTTTAGCAAAACTTCTTTGTGATTCTTCTCTAGCCATTCTTTGCTGTTCTTGCGTATTAAGAAACTCTCTTTGTTCTTCATCCCTTATTCTAGCGAACTCATTTTCTTTTTCTAGTAAGCTTTCTCTTTGTTCTGCTGTCATACCACCAGTAACTGTTGGTGCGCCTCCAAATAATCCACCCATTATTTCATCCTCCTCTTAAGTCTTATTGATTGACGTTTTCGTCTTCGCCAAGCACTTTTTCCACGGCTAGTAGTAGGAAGAGGAATACTTCCTCTTTCATCTACAATTCCAGTTACCCGCATTCCAGTTTTACCTAACTCAGAAATTTTTAACTGATGCTTCCTTCTTGAAACCATCATATCAGCTCTAAGTTTTCTTTGTTTTTCTTTAGATAGTTTTAAGAATGCTGCTCTTTCTGCTGCCATCTTAGCTTCATAGGCTGCTATTTGATCATCTATTTCTTTTTGTCTACGAGCAGCCTCTTTAGCAGCAGCAGCATCAGCTGCTCTTTGTGCCTTTGCAGCATCTCTTTCCGCTTTTTCTCTTAGATATTCTCCAGTAATTACTTTAACTGCCTTTGTAGCTGGCTTAGCAACGGATATAACAACATCTGCAGCAGCTTTAGGTATCTTTGTAACTACTTCAGATATTTCCTCAAGTACGGGTTCAACTACTTTTTTAGCTACCTTAACAATAGGTTTTGCTATAGGCTTAACAACTTTTCTAGCTACAAATCTAGCAACGGGTGTAACAGCTTTCTTTGTAACTGGCTTAGCAACGGTTGTAACAACATCTGAAGCAGCTTTAGGTACCTTTTTAATTACTTCAGATACTTCTTCGAGTACAGGTTCAACCGCTACTTTAGCTACCTTAACAACAGGCTTTGCTATAGGCTTAACAACTTTTCTAGCTACAGTTCTAGCAACAGGTGTAACAGCTTTCTTTACAACTGGTTTAGCAACTGTTGTAATAACATCTGCGGCAGCCTTAGGTATCTTTGTAGGTATCCTCATTACTGGTTTAACAACAGGTTCAACAACCTCAGTAACAACTTTCTCAACAGGCTTCATAACTTTTTTCATGAATGAGGTTATGCCACCCCTACTTCTCCTGTTCCGTGCTCTTCGTGCCATGTCTTCTTTTTGGGATTCCTTTACAGCCTCATCCCAAGTAACACTTGGATCTGCTCTCATCTTTGCTCTTGATTTAGCAGTTATTTTTGCTTCATAGCTCTCAAGCCTCTTTAATCCCCTACCACCCGTCATTCCAACATCACCACCACCTTCTCTCCATCTTTTTAAATCTACTCCCGTTAGAATCTGTTCTTTGCCAGTTTTTTTTAAGATGGGTAGAGATTTATATTCTCTTTTACCGATTCCCTTTGGATCAGCAGCAAATTGTAATTCTTCTAGTTTCTCTTTTTCTTTAGTCGAAAGTGACGCAGCCTTCATAATCCTATAATGACGCTGACGCAGCGATCGATTCGCAGTACGATCTCTAGCAGCTTTAGCTTTATCAAATCTTTGTTTTTTTTGCAAAAGTGGTTGTATTTGTTTTTCCAGAGATTTTTTAGAAACATCTTTATACTTTTTGGAAACAACTTCTCGTCTTTTTTCTGAGGCTTTACTCGTATATTTTTCTTCGAACAGTTCTTTTTTAAGTGTTGCAGCTATTAATGCCTTCGCCTTAGCATACCTTGCTCTATACTGAGTTCCAGAAATGCCACCTCGCTTTAGTTTCCTTGCAGGATACTTTGCATTTAGTTTAGCCATAGAGTCGTCTGCTCTTCCTTGTGCACCAAGTTTAGCTCTTCGTGCAGTTTCTTTGGCAGATTGTTTTCTGTTATGCCTAAATTCTGGATACCCAGTTTCAGGATTGATTTGATTATCTTCATTGCCAACTGTATACTGCTCTATGTCAAGACCATCTTCTTCGAATAAGGATCTTAGTCTATCTCTGTCTGCTTTCTTTTTGAGTACTCCTGATGGTACAACTGTTTCACCTTGAGCAAGGTGACCAATAAAACTATCTTCATCACGACCAGCTCTTTCTAGCTGAGTACTATCACCTTCCCACGTAGCACCTTCTGGATCACCACCATCATGACCAGGATCACCCTCATGAATATTATATCCAAATATTTCTTTAAACCTAGCATCACCCTCATCAACCAGTTGTCGGCGAAGTCTTTCCATTCCCTCTTCTCTAGCAATTTCGATCCACGGTCTGTTTTTCTCCTTATCTATAATTCTTTGCTCCGCTTTTTCTAGTCTTGCTTGAAGGTCGTCATATACCGGATCTCCTGGTGGCATTAGTTTTCCCCTTAGTTTGTAAACTGATTATGTGTTCAATAGTGTTAATGACTTCTATTTGACCACCTCTAAATATGGCTTCATTAGTAAACTCAACTGAGTTTTCCCCCTGTTTATACTCAACTGGAGGATACTTTTTTCTTAGAAACTTTACTAGATCTTGGTCTAGTAGTGGTAGGTTTTTCCATTCCATCTGAATCTTTTCCTTCTATTTTTAATAGCCTTTGATCTATGTCCTTTAGTACTAGTAACATTTCTGCAGGTAAAACCATAGCATTAAGTCTCATCTTTCTATATACTGTTTCAAGATTGTGAATCATAATATTAATTCTCCGTAATGTCTACAACTTCACATGATCCGTTTACACAAGCTAGACTGTGTGAATTAACTGTTGTATCTTCTTGTTCCCAATTGCTGAGCTCAGACCAATCAATAGAGTGTGGCATCAGCTCAATCATTTCTTCGTAACACTCTTTATCTATAACTTCAAAAGGTGCTTGATCATACACATGATCTACATGTGGTAGGAAGGATATACCTGATACCCAATCCCAATTCTTCCATACCCATTGACCTATCTCCATAAAGTTTTCATCTATATAGTTTACTGTAACACTAGGCTTATGTTCACACCAATATTTTTGATACTCTAACCATAGTTCCAAGTGTTTGATGGGACAATAGTTATCATATGTTAAAGAATCTTTTGGAGACTTAATAGGGAATGAGAATATAGTAGTATGTTCAGGGCTATGTGAGCAGGTTTCATAAGGAATACCTTTATCAACCATAAAGGAACACAGAGGATTTTGTGTATCGATTCTTACTCGTCGTATATAATACTCAGAGAATCTTGGATGGATTCCAGAGGATGTACCAGCTACACATGAGGTGGTTCCTGAAGGTTTACAGCAAGTGATAGACTTTGATGTACCTATACCAAGCTTTTCTGCCCACTCTTTATTGGTTTCTCTAGCCAATTCCTTTAGTTCAGTAAGTACTTCACGTAATTCAGGTGTATTAGTAGACATAAGTTTATTGTCATAGATACCTGTAAAGGATACACCTAACAAATATTCATCTTCACAGTTAGTTTTCCACTCTGGATCTAAATAAGTAAAGCGAGTACATGCTGACTGAACAGTACCTAAGATAGTAGCATGCTTAACCTTTTGTCTAAGTGTAGCTAAGTTATCATAGGGTCTGATAACTACCTCACTTAAGTTACAGAATTGTTTAGGTCTAAGGATTATCTCACTGCAAGGATTAGTACCCCAAGAAGATTGGGTTCTACCAGCCTTGTCGGCAATCATAGACATAGCTTCTCTATTACAGACACCCCTCTCACCTGAACGTGAGTCATATAGAGTAGACCATTCTTCCATGAATCTACCAAGCGAGGGCTTTTCTGTGTATACTGCAGAGTTATTAGACAATGCTCTGTGTCCATCCATTTCCCACCACGGACCTGTCTTAGCTCTAGCCATCTCTCTGTCATCTAGATCAGATAAAGATATAAGAGCTGATCGTCTAACACCACCAGATATAACAATCTCTCCTACCATACACACTATATCATGTACTTCCAAGGAAGTAAGCTTCCTGCCTTCAGCACCATAGAATAACTTAACTACAAACTTGAATAGTTTTTCGAGTGGGTCAGGTCCAGAAGCTCTACCACCAAAGGTCTTAAGTCTAGCACCCTTGGGTCGTACTCTAGACACATCCCATGTGGGGTGAAAACCACCATACAGAGCTGATAATAAGTCATTAAACGAATCAGCCCACCCAGCACGAGAATCATCTACATCTATAACAAGATTTGTGTTTCTAACTATCTCAGGAATAGATGGTAGTTGAGAGGTTTCATTCTTTTCACAAGAGAATCCTACACCAGTACCACAGCAGAGTATATAAAGAACATCTGAAAGGGATCTAATCGTGTTTATGGGGAGGTATGAACAGTTGTAAAGACACGTATCGTCTACCTCTGCCGCACTTCCCGCTGTCATCAGGGCTCTCATGGAAGGGAAAACTTCTCTGTTGAGGGTAGAAAGACGTATTTCGTCCCACTCTTCTCCTTGTATTTCGGGGAAGCGGTTTCCAAAGTAATCGTAGTATCGGTCTATACATTCTTCCCAAGTTTCTCTCCTCCCGAAATCTTCTTGCCATTTACAATAGCTTCGTGTTACCACAAATCCTTGAAATTGATCCATTTAATTCTCCTTTGTCTTTATGACCCAACTTTAGGGCACCACAACTTAATTTCTTTACTTCTTAAATTATATTCTTTATTGGTTAGTATCTTAACACACCTAGCCATCGCAATAGCTACCTCAGTATCAGACAACCCACAATTTTTTCTTACTCTATACTTTTTGCGGGTGTATAGCTCCATAATATTGGTCTCCCAATCCTTTTTCTCCCACTCTCCTAGCATTGCGAGTGCTTTTTTGGGACCAATTCTCCATAAACCAGGGATGCCATCGGTAGAATCACCCATCATCCATTGTTGACAAAAGAATTTATAAGCTTCTTTGTTTGTAATGTACCTAATATTTTTATCTTTGTTGGGATTATAGTGCCATCCATTAGTACCCTTAAGATCTTTATCTATAGTAACAGCAATATGAGTACCCTTACTAGCATATATACCTAGGATATCATCAGCTTCTAGGCTGGGCAATAGCTTACACTTGTAGTTTTCTTGTATCCAATCACGAACATCTTGTAAATACTCTGGAACATAAGAATCTTCTCTGTTAGCTTTGTATAAAGCCCATTGCTGTCTTCTAAAGTTATCCTTTCGGGTACAAGATAAGGCTATATCAATTTTAGACACACCATCTGGTGTCCACTGTTCAATGAGAGAGTCTAGTTTAACTGGAAAGTGATCGGGATCATTAGCTTCAGCCCAGAAAGCAGTATGATATACTAGGATATCTCCATCAAGTATAGTCTTCTTCGGGATCTTCTTCATCCTCCTCCTCCTCTTCGATAGCACCTAGTAGCAATAGATCAATAAGATCGGTAATAGCTTTAGTTATATCCTCTATATGTTCATCATAGTCAGATACAACTGTTCCATTTTCTGGTTGAATACCACACCAAACAGGAACTAAAGAAGATACCTTATCTTCGAACTCTCCTTCGTGACCTTGATTCTTTATGAAGTATTGAAATACTTTTCTAAGATTATTGGATCCACTGCTATCTATAATCTTAGCCATGTTTTCAGAATCGTGCTCTCTCCACTCCACTTTATCTACTCCCCTGTCACCATAAGAAAGAAAGATTAAAGTAGCTTTATATTTTATTCCAAGCCTTACTTCATTAGGATACCTGCAATCGTCTGCAATTATACATCGTTCCCAGTACTTAGTACCTTTCTTTATATCCTTTCTCTCTT